CTGGCGTGGGAGGTGTCGCAGGGCGACGCGGTCCTCCCCTGCCCGACAGCGGATGATGTCGGTCAGCCACTCCAGGCTTTCAGTGATCCCTCGCTGAGGGATGAAGGGCCACATCTCCACGTTTATCCTCCGGCAGCCATGTTCTTGATGGTCGTCCGGTTGCGACGGACAACGTTCATGAGCAGCTCTTCTCCCTCGCCGGTCGACAGGTAGTCACCAATGACCCCCGTGTCGAAGGCGTTGATCTGCCGCAGGTTCACCACCGGCGCCGCCGCGGGCTCGGCCGAGGCCGTGTCGGCCGACTGCTGCTGGCGCGCCGTCATCTGGCGCCCCGTCACAGCAGCCGGACCGCGCACGAACTCCGGACCATACTCGCCCACGATGCCGATCTTGCCTGCCGGAATCTGACCGCCCTGGTCGTAGGCCCCAGAGAACTGTGCCCCGTTGATCTGGGCGAGGATGCCGGCACCAGTAGCAGCCACGCGGGCCATCTCGGCGAGGTTGGCCGGGAAGCCCAGCTCCTGCGCCTTGGCGATACCGGTCGCGATCGACATGGCAGCCTGAGCGACGGAGAAAGCCTTGCTCACCGCGAATAGTGCCCTGTATGCCGTCGACTGCTCGCCAGCGTAGGACTTCGCCAGTCCAGCCAGCCCGTTGAACAGTTGCTCGCCGGTCTGGAGCTGGGTCTGGATGCGCTTGTTCTCCATCTCCGCAGTCTCGTTGTCGAATTGCTGCTTGAGGCGCTTCAGGAGGTCCTGGCGCTCCAGCTCCGTGACCTCCTCATTGGTCAGGATCAGCTCCTTTTTCCGGTCGTAGGAGCGTTGCAGGGCCTCCTCTTCCTTTAGCAGGCCGTTATAGAGCGAGTCGACGCTGGCCTGACGTTGGCGGGCAAGGTCGGCCAGCTCCTTGTCCCGAGCCTTCGTGACCTCGTCGGTCATGCGGCGCTGAATCTCGGAGCCTGCCTGGGTGTTGTTGTTGATGAGGTCGATACGGCGCTGGTAGGACTCCTTAATGGACTGCTCCTGGGTCAGCAGCGACTGGCGCAGCGACTCCACCTCCGAGTTGCGCGACTCTCCCAGCTTCGCCAGCTCGACGGCGCGCTCCTTCTCGAGGCGCTCCATCAGCTGCTTGCGCTGGTCGCTTGCCGGGTCGGTGTTCTCGCGGATGATCTTGGCGCGCTTCTCGTAGGACGCCTGGATGGCCTCCTCCTCGGTCTGCAGGCTCTCGATCGTCGCCCGGAACTCCTGCTCCCGCTTCTTCTTGGCAGCCTCGGCAGCACGTGCGGCCGCCTTGTCCACCTTGTCAGAGGCGGGCTTGCCGTCTCCACCCACACGGAACTGGGCAAGACGATCCCCGCCGGCGGCGCGCCGAGCAGCCGCAGCATCGTCGTACTCCTTGCGGAGCTTCCTCGTGGCGGCGATCTGGTCGTCCACCGCGTTGATGGTCGCGTCGCGCTCGCCCATGATCTGAGTGAGGCTGTCCTCGCGGGCCTTGGCGATGCCGTTCAGCTCGCCCTGCAGGCGGGCACCGACGTTTGCGAAGGTGTCGTCGCTGAAGATGGCCCTGATGCCATCAGCGAAGGCGGTCGCGTACGCCCGGATGGCGTTGAAGCCCGACAGGAACTCGACAACGAGAATCTGGATCAGGGCGCGCACGTTTTGCGGGAACTGCTTGAAGGCGTCGATCAGGAAGTCGACGACCGCCATACCCTCATCCTTCCACTCACCGAATGTGTCGACGAACCAGGTCGTAATGGGGTCCACCGTGGTCTTGATGTCGGTGCCCCAGTCGCGGAAGGCAATCAAGATGGCCTTCAGGTAGCCCTCCATCTCGCCGGACGCGATCATGTCGGTCAGCTCCTGCAGCGCGTTCGCGGCGATGTTCACCGCCTCGGCTATGGAGTCGCCGATGCCCTGCTGGGAGATGGTACGCCACAGGCCGTCCCACGCGTCACCCAGGCCGGCGATGGCGCCGTCGAGCGAGTTCATCCGGGTCTCCATCGCACCCGCGAACTCGTTCTCGCCAAGGGCCATCAGGTAGCCCTCAATCTCCTTGGCGTTGTTGCCGATCGTGGTCGTGGTGCCACGGAAGGTGAGGGACACCTTGTCCCCCTCCTGCTTGGCCTTGATGCCGAACTCCTTCAGACGCTCGAACTCACCGGTGGCCGCGTCGGCTACCGCCTCGATCATCTGGTTGAGGTCCTTGCCCATCGCCGAGGCGGTGTTGCCGTAGGACGTCAGGGCGCGCTCGCTCGGCTCCAAGCCCAGGTTGACGAGCTTGGTGAAGCCCTCGACAGCCTGCTGCAGGCCGTAGGGCGTCTTGGTGGCGAAGTCATTGAGGGCCTCGAAGGCAACGGCCGCCTTCTCGCTCGACCCGGTGGCCGTGATGAGGCCTGCGTTCAGCACGTCGAACTCGCGCTGGACCGAGATGAGCTTGTTGAAGGCCCCCATAACAGAGACGGCCGCGGTGAGCGGCCCGAGGAACTTCGTGAATGCGCCCATCAGCCCGGAGGTGGCCTTCTCGGCCGCGCCTCCGGACGTGGACATGCCCTTCAGCCGCTTGTCGGCCGTTTGGACCTGGTCGCTCTGGACCCTGATGATTAGGTTGGCTACGTCAGCCATTGCGCACCTTCCAGAATATGCGGTCGAGGGACTTCAGCAAGTCCCGCTCCCATCCCTTCAGGCCTGGACCCGCCGGCGGGAGCGACCAGTAGTGAATCTCCGAGAAGGTCAACGGCTCACCCGTGAACATCTCCCTATACCACTCCCAGATATACCTTAGTTCCTCAGGGCACTCCGGGGCCTCAGCCAGTTGCTTCGGCTTGCGCTTCAGCGTCTTCCACACCTGGATGAGGCTTGCCCGGACTGTCTGCTTGGACCCCTTGGGGATCAGGTCGAGTCGGAACTCGTGCTCGGCGTACTTGCCGAGCTGCTCGACCTTCCTGCGAAAAAAAGCGAGCGCTTGGACGCCGCCGTGTCGATGGCGTCAGCGATCTGCGGGGCCTCCTTCAGGAACTCCAGGACGTTCTCCTGGGTGCACTCCTGCGGGAAGCTCCAGCTGATTACCAGCACCGCGATGAGCTTGAGCTTGGAGAGCTCCACCTCGGCAAGGCGCTCCCGCGGGTTCTCGATTTGCGCGATGCGCATCACGTCCCGCTTGGAGTCAGCCTCGGCCAGGCGGAACTCGTCCGAGTCCACCCCACGAATGCGCATCCAGTGTTCCGTCTTCTGCCCCTGCGGGGTGTACAGCGGAACCTCGATGCCTTCGTTGGCGGCCTTGCGGGTGTGGAACAGTTCCATGCCACCCGCGACCGTGCTCTCCTTCTTATCCGTCGTGCTCATTCTTCACCTCTACGGGTTATGCCGCTTCGCGGTCGATGATGATGTTGGTGCCCGTCGCCGAGTCGAGCAGGGCCTGGAAGGGCATGCTCAGGGTGATCGGGCCTTCGCCGTCGACGTCGGGCTGACCGCCGTTGTACTTGATGCGCGGGAGCGTCACCGTGTACTTGTTGCCGGCCGCGTCGGGGAGCTCGAACACGATGCTGGACTCGGTCTCGTTGATGAACTTGTCCAGCAGCAGGGAGTCCTCGAAGTACGCCGTGATCTGCCCGGACACGTTCGACCGGCCGATGGACGGGCGGATGGTGTCCTTCGAGCCCACGACGAAGCGAGCCTCCAGGCCGTTCTCGATGTTCAGCTGAATCTCGGTGATGACGGCAATGGGGTTGCCGGCTTCGTTGAGGGTGCCAGTGAACGAGTCGAGCGGCGAGGTCGTCGTCGGCACGCCGTAGGTGGCGCCAGCGATGATGGCCGTGTCGGTTGCGAAGCCCTTGCCCAGCACACCCAGCACGCCAGTAATCATCGCGTTGGCGTTGATCGCCAGCGCCAGGGTGTTGAACTCGACGCCCGTGAAGCGGTGGTAGGGCTTGTCCGCGGTGAGGATGTCACCGAAGAAGCGCTCCACCGTGAACGAGCGGCGCAACACACCAGCCTTCAGACGGTCGA